CCGACAGAGGAAACGAAGAAGGCGGGTTTGGAAAGATTGAAGGAACCATACTGGGGAATAGGATTCCCGACAGTGATTTCCTCGTTGATCCAAGAAGTAGGAAAGGCCAAAGCCAGCGCATCAGCCTGCTGATCACGTGGGAGCTGCTTGACCTTGTTGAACTCGTCGCGCATGACCTTGACCATGCCACGCCAGAGATAGATGTCTCTGAGAGCAGTGGAGTACCTAGCTCCATCAGGAATCGAGGACCCTACTACGAGAATAGGGTCCCCGATCATTTGTGCTAGTGCAATATGGGCTTCAGCCCGTGTCATCTTGGATTAGTCCAAAGATGATGCACGACCGATGAGAAGAACGTCAACCAGTTCGCTCAAGCCGAATGCCGCGGCATCGCCATCGCTAATGCTGATCGTCACCTCACCAGGGTTTACCTCACCCACAGTGAATCGCTTCAAGACCAAGCCAGAGACAACAGCGTCTTCCTGGAAGGGAACCGGAATCTGCAGATCGACCGTAGCGGTCACTGCGTCAGTGGTTGCTTCCGTCATGTAGACGAAGCGGTCTACCGGAGACTCGCTGATGCGGGTCTTGAAGGCAGGGATATGAAAAAGACCATCATACATGATGCGTTACTCCAGATTATGTGGCTTGGGAGAAATCGACGAAGTGCTGGTATTCCGGATAGGCGAGCTCGAGGCCTTTGATGCCAATCCATTCTTCCTTCTCGATCTGCTGACCCTTCCAACCGATCTCTTCAACGCGCATATCCCAGCCCGTGTGCGTCACCGGTACGGCGTACGGCACAGACGGATCAAGACAGAGGCCACGCTGACCCCAGCCAGCCTCTTCCAGCGTGTACAGCGGAATGAGGTTGATCTGACCACCAGAGACGTGGAGAGCTTCGACTTCGATCTCGAAGTTGCGAGAAGCTTCCTCGTTGTAGCGGAGGTAGTTGGTGTTGTAGAAGGACTTCTTGATCTGATTATAGACCGTGATACCACAGTAGTAGTCACGCTCCATGGATCCACCTTCGACGAAGACCGGTTCGAACAGGTCGAGGATCGTCTTGTAGTCGATAGCAGATGCCGGATGCTGATGGAAATGCTGCTCATCGTGCGGGATGAGCGAAGCAAGGCCATCCATCGTGTAGACGACACGGCCGTAGCGGTCCATGGACTTAGACTTCGTACCGAGAAGGAACTGGCGCTCGACATCGAGAGATGCTTGTTGCGACATGAGCATCCGGTTGATGTCCATGTGCGACTTGCCCATGTTGTGCTTCTCGATCTTGGACTCCTTCGTGATCTCCACGGCATACTTGAATTCCTGCGTGAAGTTGTAGTCCAGGTGCGGGTTCTTATGGTAGCCGCTTGCCGGACCGGAGCCTTCCGGCCATGCCGGCAGACCGCGGAGAAGTTCCATGGAGGTCGTCAAGGCACCTTTGTTGGTGTCATTGACAGCCGTATTCACGATACCCTGATCGATCAGAGCTCCGCCAGCTTCATAACGGCCACCTGGGCCCATGAATGCACGACGAAGTGTGATCTTCGTTTCGCCGGTGCCTGCCGAATCCGGATCCCCCACACCGATAACAAGAACCTGCTCGTGGTAGTTGAACCACTTCGTTGGGTTAGGGAGTGTATTCGGGCCCCAGGTCTGCGAGTACTCGATCGCCGTGACGTGTCCGCCAAGCTTTTCGAGCGTCGTAGGATACTTCGGCGTTGGGAACGTATTGTTTTCCAAAACCTGACCTCCAACGAGATTGGTTTTGGTGACATAGATGAAGAGCTGCTTGACAAACAGGATGTCGTTTTCCTGAATTTGAGCAGCCTGAGAGTTCGGAATACCGATCGTGGTGTGATTGTCAGCTGAAGTGGACGCAGTCGTCACATTCAGCACACGATCCATCTCCGAGATCGATTGAATACGGTGTTCCCGCGTATCAACGATTTTCGACTTCGGAAAACGCATATGCAGCATGTGCAGGAATCGCGTAGTGCCCTTCGTGATGAAGGCCATCTGCGCGAGGTTGTCCATGCCACGCTCGAGGTACTCGGGTGGAATGATACCTGTGGTTCCGAATCCCCGCCAGGTACCGTCTTGACCCAAGACTTGCGGATCTACTGCCATGAGTTAGAGCCTCAAAATTTGAAGTGTGGACGAAGCTTGTCCGTGAAATAGGAAGAACGGAGTTTCTGACTAGCTGGATTCGGATCCGGTTTCGGCTCTTCCGGTTCCTCAGGTGGCGCTTGATACGCGATGTTGAGTTCTTTGGAAAGAAGCTTTCGACCTTCTTCGATGCCAGCAGCTTTCGCTCGCTCGATATCACGAGCATAATTGGTTGCACGATAAATGTCAAGCGGTGTCAATTGACGCTCGGCATTTTCACGCAAGAATGCGTCGAACTCTTCACGTGTGACGTTTTCCTTTTGGAACTGCTCGCCACTTGCTTGCCAAGCAGCATCGATGGCCTGGTCAATGTTTTCAAAGCGTTGTTCAGGTTGTGATCGTTCGCCCGCGGCCAATGCTGCTCTTCGTTGTTCGATTAACTCTGCAGCCTTTTTGTTCTCTTGCTCCATCTGTTGACGAAGCTCGTATGAACGATTCCACATCTTTGCAGAAATGGTGCCCATGTTCAAAACATCAGAACTGTCGAATTGTTCTCGGTAGTTTTTCCCGAACTCTCCCTGCATCTGCCTGTCAACAGCAGCCGCGATCTCATCTTCACTACGAATGGATACCCCGATCTCTTGATAGATATCCGGCATCCACGTTTTCAGATATTCCCGTGGATTATTTTGGAATGCACGAAAATGCTGAGCAAAATTGTCGATCTCCTGCTGTGATGACATGAGCTGATCTTGGACCTGCTCCAAAAATCCGTCATAGAACTGTTTCGACCCTAGTTGCTCTAGGAGTTCGCTATAGCTTTTTCGATAGTCGAAGTCTTCAGTTGTGGGTCTGAGGTGTTCTGGAATCCAGTCAGGGACATTTCTCGCCAACGAGCTTTCATTTGAGGGCTCCGCTGGAGTTCCTTGAGGCTGTGGATCTCTTTCTGTACTGCCTTGAGGTTCCGCTGGAGATCCGCTTCCATTTTCTGCAGATCCCTTAGGTACCGAGCCACCTGCGCCTTCGTTGGCACTACCGGTTTCGACATTGTCGACCTCCATAGGATGGGGTTCATTGATGCTCCCGCCTTCTGATGCGGGCGTATCACGTGATTGTTCGATATCACTTTTTGTCGCAGCAGTCATGACCTGCGCAAAAATTGGATTCATATGTACTCCTTAGAAGACTGCGGGGGGTTCTTGACTCATATCCTCGGGTGGTTGCGGAGGAAGGGCCTCGGTCGGGCTCTCTTCGATTTTCGTATCCATCGTATCGAGTTCTCCTTCTGAAGCGCCTTCGATTTCCTGCTTGCGTAGAGCAAGCTCTTTTTCGAGTTCCATCTCTGCTTTGACGCGCTTGGTTTCCAGTTCCGCTTGGAACAATTGCTGCTCAAGCTGGGCGATCTTGTTGTTCTGATCCTGGCTGTTAGCCTGGAACTGCTCGAGCTGGCTCTGCATGTTCTTTACCAAGTCGACTTCTTCAGACATCTTTCTGGATTCAGGCATATCAAGATAGTCGAGCATGTACTTGGTCAGCAGGTCGGCAACCACAGGATTCTGAGTCTGGCCAGAAACGATACCCAAGAGTTGGGCCGCTTGAGCTCGCTGAGTCGGCAGGTTGCTTTGGAGATTCATGCGAACCTTGAAGCGCATATCTGTTGACGGTTCGAAGAGTTCGAGCTCCTGAGCGTTGCCGTCTTCATCAAGGTACTGAATGATCTTTTCTTTCGGAGCATATGCCGCGAGATACGAAGCGATGACATAGATCATTCGCTCGAGTGTATCCTGCAGGGATCGACTGTAGAGCTTGATACGTTGAGTACCGAAACTTTGGTAGGCTTGGATGCCACCAAACGAGTCAGGCATTGGACTGTTAGGTGTGTTTTGACCCTGGACAATGGCGCTGATACCCGTTGAATACTCAAGCAGTTGCTGCAACAGGACCATAACATTTGTGATCGCTGGATTTAGTGGCGCTGGCTCCAAGACAGTAGGAGCTCCACCATTCGGCAAGCTGGCATCCGGTTCGTATTCGATCCATGCATTCGGCTTAGCCCATTGAGTTTCAACCTTTGCAGGGTTGATGACAGCTCCTTTGGGATAGAGCACCTTGCGGTTGGCATTCGTCTGCATATCGTAGATCATCAGAGACCAGAACTTGTTCATGGCCTTGACGATGTCTTTGATGTAGTGCATGATGCCGTAGTTCTTTCGCGGAGAACGTGCATGCGAAATGTTGAAAGGGATAATCGGGTACTCATCGACTGGAAGGATCTGCTTGTCAACGATTTTGTTGCCTGCCATAACGATCGATTCGATCACCTTGCGACGAACCTTACGATATGACGGCGTAATTCGTTTGTCCTTGAGGGCAGCCTCCATCTCAGTGGTGGTTCCAGGTCCCTTTTTGGGCAATGCGTCGACGCTGACAGGCTCATAAAGGTAATGGGTGACCTTATCTGGCATATCTGCGAAGGCAAGTTGGGCTTGCTGGAGTTGCATGTTCAGCTGGTTCATCTGGTCCGTCTGAGCTTGCATTTGAGACATAGTCTCTTGCGCGGGACCTGGAGGACCACCGGTTTGGGCAACTTCTTCGGTCTGCATGTGGGATTGAGCTACGATATCACCCTGCTGGCTAAGCTGAGCGGCAGCCATCATCATTTGCTCAATCATCTGACCAAGAGCGATTTTCTCTGGGTTATCGACCTCGATCGGTGTTGGCCGGTTCTTAGCGACATTGCCTTCTTCCGTCACATAGACCGTCTTAATGATCTTTTTGAAGTACTGACGTTTCCAGAGATAGACATACTTGTCTTGGTTGTCAGGCATGTGCGCATGGTTGTACCGGTTCGGCGCCGTGAAGTTGTCAGTCTCCGACGAATCGTATGGGACAACGTTCAGATCGGTCCAGTAGTCACCGATCTCTTTTGACATCCGGATCCCGAGCTGCTTCTCGATCTTGTACGACGGAAGATACTCGGCAATGCAAATCATTTCTGCGTCAGAAAAATCTGGCTTTTTGCTGTGAGGGTCTACCAGGACATAACGCCAATCGATATATTCCCCTACGACCCCGAAGGTCGATTCAGCGTAGAAATCGTTGGGACGAATGAGGATCCACCCCAAACCAGTGACTAGGCCGTCACGGATCTGGTCGGTCAACTGCCGATTCATCCGTGACTCGTACCACATGGCTTCGACAGCCTTCTCGTACGCGATTGCAAAGTCCTTGCTGACCTCTTGAGAACTACTCGCGATCAATCGCGGGTATGGCTTTGCTCCGGTCAGAAAGCTGAGCATCTGTTCGATAATAGCCCACGAGAGCTTCGTCGAAATGGGGATGTCATACTTCTTCTTGACTTCGTCCAGCTGCTTCTTGTTGAGTTGAGTACGCGTGCCTTCTACATCCGAGAAGTACTGCTGTTCATCATTGACAAGGTCGTCATAGACCTGCTGTCTGAACGAGTACATCTTGTAGAACCAAGTATTCAGCTCTTTGACTTCCTCAGGAAGCGGATCGGTGTTCGTGGTGCCCATACGAGATACCCATTCCATCATTGGTGTTCTACAAACGTAGATAATTCATTGACTAACCGAAAGGTACGATCATGCCAGAGAACGAGGAGAAAGCAATTCAGATCACAATCGAGGATGATGATGAGCTTACATCCGGAAATGAAGAGGCCGCCATTGCACGACTTGAGCCAGTCCAGCTCCAGCGAACGGTTGAAAATGCAATTGTATCGCATACGACGACGTATGGCACAGCGCAGATTTCAAAAGAGGAATCCGAAGCGCTCAACGCCCCCATCGACCCTCAAGTGGTAGAAATCCGTCCTGACGGGCTGCTATACCTGCCGGGCAATGAGTATCGCTCCCGTCTCAATTCCATCTTGGGCGCAGGCCAGTGGGCTCTCAGACACATCGCAGATGGCCGGATTAGCCGGCAAAATGACGATGTCTTTTGGTACCGTGGAGAGCTCTGGATACGAGGCGAGTTCATTGCCGAAGCTATCGGTGAACAGCCGTACAAGTCGCAGAACGCGAACTCATCTTGGGTGACAGCCCGAGAAGGGGCTAAAACAGACTGCCTTGTACGATGCTGTAAAGACCTCGGTATAGCCAATGAGCTCTGGAATCCGCAATACACGGCCGAGTGGAAAAAGAACCACGCTCGACCGGTCAAAATGGTGCCGTTGAATGGCGGCAAAGAGAAATGGTTCTGGTTTAGAAACGGTGCCCGAGTATTCTACTCTGGCTACAAGGAGGTGAAGAATGCCTGACCTAGCAGAACATCTGCTTTCATCGATGTCCAAACACTGGACAATTTCGAAAGAAGGCTGGCTCATACCCAGCAACAGTCTACATATGGCGTTGATCTGGAAGCATGTTACGGCTGGGAATCATGCTCCCACGCCCGTACGCTTAGCCGCGTTCTTCTGCGCTATCGTCTTGGCCATGCAGCAATTGGGTGATGAGTGGACGATCGAAGACATCTTCAAGAACTTCGACGAAAAGTGGTATGACGCCGTCATGGACATCTTCCAATATTGGTCTACGGATCCTGAGATATTCCGACAGACTGTCGAAGAAATGCGGGCAACCCTGGAGGTATGGCTCGTAGGAAGTCGGAATGTTCAAACCGAAATGACCAGAGGAGGTATATGATGGATGGATTCAATCCGAACTATGTGATGGGGGAAGAGGTCCGCTGGGCCTCTGCGCATCCAGGAACGGTGGCTATTGGTCTGACACAGGCCAGTGGCCACCACCTGGACTACGGAGAATGGCGAGAGAAGGCTGAAGACTATTTACGCGAAGACCCCGAAATGCTTTTGGAGTATGTCCGACAACAGCAGCTCGAGCACAAGATCGTCTCTGAAGGATGCAAAGAGGAGATCGAACGCTTGAAAAATCGGAAGCTTGAGGCGGACCTTGCTATCGAAACCATGCGTGAGCGACTTGGCGAGTTGATGGATGCCGTAGGAATCGCGACCTTCAAGACTCCGCTGATGACATTCAAGCGAGCGAAGAATCCACCGAAGTTGGTGAGTCATCTCGATCCTGAAGTCATCGATGAGAATCATCGCTACTGGCAATTCATCAAGGTGAAGAAGGCATGGGACGTAAGCGAAATCAAAGAGCAGATGAAGAATGGTTCGTTCGTGCCCGAGAGCGACGAGTTCGAGGTCGTACAAACGATGAGGACGGACCTTCGCTAGCCGAAGCAATCTTCTACGCCGATCTTAAGAAGCTTGGGGTTCCGAAACCCGTCAAGGAGTTCAAATTCCATCCTACACGTCGGTGGCGGTTTGACTATGCTTGGCCAGGGCAGAAGATCGCGCTCGAAGTCGAAGGCGGTGTTTTCACTCGCGGCCGGCACACGAGAGCCAGCGGCTTCCTGAGGGACATGGAGAAATACAACAACGCAGCCATGCTGGGTTGGATAGTGGTCCGGTGCATACCTACGGCCTTGTCCGACCCAGCGACGGCAGAAATGATAGGAGTACTACATGGGGAATGTAGAAGTAAAGAACAGTGACTTTGAGGCTCTCAGCATAGAGCACGAGACACTGTGGCTAGCGATCACATCGAATACGGACCCAGCTGTCGACATCACTCAGCTACGAGCCGAATGGTTCTGGGAACACAACGACTGCGCATCTATTGCCAAAGTGTTGGTTGACTGCGTCAAGAACAACATCAAAATTGACATGGTTACGTTGTTCGAAAGAGCTAAAGAATTCGGCGTATCGCAGCGACTGACATCGCGGTTTATCGGCACACACTCGGACTTTTGGGCTCAGCCACACACTTGGAAATCACAAGTAGAGGCGCTTAAAAGGCGCTGGCAGCATCATGCCATGCAGAGATTGGTCAAGGATTCTGGCACGAAACTTCGCGAAGAACCTCTGAAGTATGTAGAGGTCCGCAACGAACTCGAGACCGAGTTGGGTGAGATCTTTATGGAAGGGGACCTCAACGAGCTTGCGAATCGGAATGCCATCATGGAAGACGTCTTTGAAAAAGTGACAGCTCCTGACCGCCGTGTAGCTATTCCTACGAGATTCGATTCGATGGACCGGATCATTGGTGGTTATAGGGATGGTGAACTCTGGATCATCGCCGGACGGCCCTCAATGGGCAAGACGGCGGTAGGACTGTCTATGGCCTACAAGGCCGCAGAAGGTGGCGAGCCGACAGGCTTTATCTGCTTGGATATGGCTCGTGACCAGTTCTGGCACCGTGTCATTGCCATGAAGAGTGGTATACCGGCGCACCTTATGGAGCGCAATACGCCCTGGACGCAAGAACAGAAGGCTCAGATGCTCATGGCTGTCGAGGATCTCAAGAATACACCACTGTACATCGACACGTTCCCCCGTCGATCGGTGTACGATATCCGTTCGATGGTCCGAGCTATGAAGCTGAAGTACGGATGTAGGGTCATCTTCATCGACTACTTGACCAAGATCAAGCACGAGAAATCGCACTCCAGTGAGAAGGAGGTGGCCCACACCGTACGAGAACTCAAGGCGATAGCCAAGGAGCTCGACGTCTGTATCGTCTGTCTGGCACAGATCAACCGCAACGTTGAAGGTCGCCAGGACAAGCAACCGATGATCGCAGACCTTCGAGACTCGGGCGAGATCGAACAGGAAGCAGACATCATTGGTCTGATCTACCGACCTGAGTATTACAACACCTTGACGATGCCAGATAACTATACGAACTCAGAGGGTCTTATGCAGATTTCCTGGGCGAAGGTTCGTAACGCGAAGGTCGAAGCGGTTTACTATCGCTACGAAGGAGAATTCACACGCATCTCTGACTACCATCGGTCAGAGAGTATCAACCACTTCATGAATGAGGAGTACTAATGGAAGACCACAAGCAAGAACAGGAAGCCTTTGAGGGCTTGCCTCCTGAACTCGCGGCAATGCTCGGGCTCGGTGGCCCGCCCGACCGGGAGGAAGTAGAACAAGGTTGGCTCGAGCAGTTCGAAGAAATGGTCGAAGAGGCTGGTGAGGAAGATGCGTACCTGGAAACAGCGCCTCGCCTTACTGAGGAGAATCAATCCGTAGGCTATGTCTACGAGATCGATGGTCGTCCGATCGTTTCGCAGCCGGCACACGCATTCTGCTATGATCCGCAGTATAAGCTGCGGTTCGCATTCACTGAGTTTCTCTACGTTGTCACCGAAGAGGACGTCAAGAACACCATCGAGGCGGTCACGCAAGAAGCCAAAGGTGCAACACATGGCATCGATGCCGTTTCCAAGGAGGAAATGGAGGCTGCTACGGAATCCGTCATTGAGGCCATTGGCAAGGATGTCGGACGTGTCCGCGGTATGGCAGGGGTCAACATCTTCAAAGAAGATGGGACTTTCGTCAAACGTTGGACATCACCTGTATCGATCGGTACGCCGGTCAGCGGTCAGATGAAAGCAGCCTTGGAGTTCCTGTCGCACAACTGGGTGTGGATCCGGAACATCGTGTCAGATATCATGCTCGAACCGAGCAAGTAAGCAATAGGCAGAGGGCTGCCAAGCGTGTCTTCCATGACTCCTTGGTGGCCCACCTGCCTTTTTGATACCACTGGAGACAATCAATGAAAAGAATCAAGATCGACAAGAACATCCCGGTCGCGCCCAGAGGTGGCGGAAAGGGGTACGAATGGCCATGGGACGACATGAACGTGGGAGATTCGTTCTTCTACAGCGATGAAGATCGGCTTCCCAAGGTTATCCAGTCATCGATGACGGTCAGTGCAGGCCACTACCGCAAATCTGTGAACAAGGATTTCCGGATCGTCACCAGAACCAGCATAGAAGGCGGCGTGAAGGGCATTCGTGTCTGGAGAATCCAATGAAACGGAGAGATTTGTTCAAGCTGATACTGGCGCTGCCGGTATTACCAAAGGTGATCGAGGCGGCTACACAGAAGCAAGACTTCTGGGCCGCCCTCGAGACCAAGGGATCGATCCCAGCCAAGTATGGTATGGATGAATTGGGCAAGATGACGTACATCACCCGCGGGACCACGCGATTCATGCAAATGCTCGATACGCGGTATCCGAAGCCAAAGACGATCGACGTGGAAACGAGCTACGAGTTCAAAGAGTTTTGGACGGGCATACACGGCCTACAGCTTAAGTACCCTGAAAACAAGAAGTTGCAGTGTTTTGGAATGGGGGTGATCAATGAATGATTTCCTAGCCTTGATGGCCGGCTTGTTAGTCGGATGGTTGGTCATCCGAATTCTGAAAGGAAGCAGTGATGAGTGAGAAGAGATACGGACCCCGTGATTGGTCCGACAGGGAAAGGACCATCTACGCTATGGGCCTTGTGAATAGCCGTTCCCGTGCTGAACACGAGCTAAAGAAAGCCAATGACCGCCTGAACGCCCTCGAAGCAGAGCGGGATGAACTAAAGCAGTACGTCGATGATCTGCTGGATAGGCCTACATACGCAGGCGAGTACGAGCAACTACGTAAAGCGTCACACATTATGGCGGAGAACTACAGATCTCTGGAAGCGGAGCTTGATCGGTACAAGTCTGCATTGGAGCGCATCAAACTGATGGACCCTGACTGGACGATCGGAGTAGATGAGAACATGAGCCGATTGCAGAGCATCGCAGCCAGAGCCCTGAAAGGAGGCGACGAAGAGTAGTGTTCCACGTGGAACATCGGAGCAATACACCATTCCATCTCTATGCACTCCTACATGGTATGATGTAGTAAGCCCTTGACCCTTCGGGGGATAGGGCTTTTTTTTTACACGAATGCGACGTTGACAATCATAGACTTACGGGAGGAGGCCCAAAATGGGGGTGCCTGGGAGCCCAATCTGCTTTATCTTATAGGAAGAGGATAAGAATAGAGTAGATAAGACTACTATCATACCTGACTCTCTAAGATAAAAGGTAGATAAGATACAGCGCAAGCGCAGATCTACTGAATTCGAAAAATATGCAGAAAATGTGTGGGAGGTATGAATACATGAAGTCTTACAATCATCCGAGCCTCTCCCCCCTTAAGGGCCCCTCCCTACCCTCCGAACCTACACGACAGTACCGGAGTGGACAAAAAGAACGCTCAGCGCTAGGCTCAAGCCTTGAGCTCATCCTTACACACCTGCATGCGTGCATGTCCTGACCTTTCCTTATGTTACGGACGGTTGGCGGTGATAGTACCCCGACCTAACGCTTCGCTCTTATCGCATAACCGTCTACGTTCGGAACACACTCGTGTGTCGCTCGTGCTATTGTCCTTCACTCCTCGTGTTGATAAGAGGCTAGTCTACACTTCGTTCCGACTACCACTTCGTTGCCTCTTATCACAAGCCCTATCGGGACACTCGTCGTTTCGGACGCACTCGCTGTCCTCACTTCGACTCGCTTCGCGTATGCGATTATCGCTACGCTTGCGCCTATCGCACATAGAGTGCTCTCTCTCATCTTATCGGATGCTCGCTTACGCTCGCGCATCTCAATCACTCTTCATGCTCACTACGTTCGCTGATTCCATTCCATCTGTAGGCTACGGGCAACCATACCCGAGCGTTTCCGACCTACCACATGGAGTGCACCATGAAAACGAAAGTAAGAGCAACGCAACAAAGCGTTGCCGAGCAAGGCTCGCGTCGCTTCCGTCGCCAAGACCCTGAAGCATCTGGCGATGCTAAAGGCAAATACGCCAACGACGTAGTTGACGTAGTCTTCCCGACGACGGATGACTTCGACCTCAACGAGGTCGTGCGCATCGGCATCCTGCAAGCCCATGTCACCAATCGCGGTGTCAAGGACGAGCACGGTCGCGCCTTCGACTATCGCAAGATTGCGCTTGACGGCGTCATCTTCGATGAGGACGGAGAGCAAATCCCGAAGCTCGCGGTCATCCAACTGACCAAAGCTGTGCTCGACATGTTCGAGGAAGCGGGCAAGACCGCCGACGAGTTCGAGCTCGAGAAGCCCATCATCGCCCCTTGGGCGAAGTCCGCTGAAGGCGGGTACAAGACGCAAATCCGCGTCTACCTGCAAGGTTCGCGTGCATCGGGCAACAAGCTCGCCATTCGCGTCGAGCCTTACGGCACCGTAGACTCCTACGATGCCAACCTCGCTGACCGCCTCGGCGCTAAGAAGCGCGGTGAGGACTGGAGCCCTGAGCCCCTCGAGCGTGACGCTGGCTTCTAGCCAAGCAACGGAGCCCTTCGGGGCTCCTTCTTTTTTCATCCGAACGGACGTAGTAGACTCCGTGTTCGAGTGGTCTCTCGATCCATATCAGGCCAGGCAGAACGCAGAGCTCTCACAACTCATTCCATCTAAACGCGTTTCATACTATCCGTGGGAGTGCAATCCACGAACATCGGAGTATGTCATGAAAACGCTTCTTGTGATCCTCGCCATCGCGCTAGGTCTCACTTCTGCTTCTGCCCAGGACTCATTGTTCTGCGATCAGTTTGCCGGTATGACTCACCTGGAAGTGCTCGAGCAACGAGCTGAGCTTGGTATCTGGACAGGCACTAGCCTCCGCATGTCCGATACTACAGTCTATCAGTTCATTGCGCCTAGAGCGCATCCAGAACGCATCTATGCCCTCATCTTCCCCTTGACGGACGGAGATCCGTACGTGACAGTTGTTCAGACCTGTCAACGAGCTGATGAGTACGCTGATGTTGCTGATATCGACCCAAACGCCGATCACCTCACAGAAGAGAACTTGAGACGCTACTACGAAGGCGATTAGGAATGGCTGTGCCCAGCCGCGTATCTAGGATGGTCGTGCCCGACCACATGTGAGCCCCGTGTCAAGCGCCTCGATAACTGAGGACGACGGGGCTCGCATTCTTTTTTACTCATACGAGGAGTGCGTCATGAGACAGCGAGCTAAATGGTCCCGGAAGATTGCCTCCAACGTGTGGTCATTCCGCATAGGTGAGGTAGAAACATGCGTGAGCCCTAATCTTGGGCCTGTTAGATTCCCTCGTCCTATCGATGAGGACGAATTCAAGCGTTGGGTGCGTAGAGCACTCGACATCAAACGACTTCCAAAGACGTTCAGGTGCTGGCCTGTTCGTTTCATCAACTAGGAGGATGTCATGGATTCCAAACTGATTGAGCGAAAGATCAAGATCGATCGCAAAGCCCAAGTCTTTCATATGGTCCTAAGACCTAAAGAAGGACTATTCAGAAACGTAGACGTCTTAACGGACGCTATGGCAACCAAACTGATCGACAGGCAAGGCCGCAAGCATGTTGCCAGCTCAGCCATGCCAGACCACATCCATGTTCTCATCGAATGCGAAGGCATCCAAGATATCGACATTGTCGAATTCATCGCCTTTGTCGACCGGAAACTGGGTGAACACCGGCGTGAGATCGCTGTCATCATGATCCCACCGCCATTCCAGATGTATGCAACGGTCTTCGTGACCCTGAACAAGCTCCTTCATGAGGAAGGAATGAGCTTCGAGCGTGAACTCAACCTCATGTTCCCGGGCATTGGTGACGTGTTCATGCCAGACGAATTCGATATCGACACGGGTTTCAGCCCGGATCAAACCATCAACTAGGGAGACCATCGTGGAAAAGCTCATCAATCAGATCGAGGGTATCGATCACTTCACGGACAAGAAGTCCGCGAATCCTTTCCTGGAGCACCAGGGAGGACAGAAGAAGATCGTCATCAGCAACGGCGTCCAGGCCATCGCCTTGGACTTCGGCTGTCATGGCACGCTGTCCGCTATTCTGTGCGCTGTAGAAGCCTTCTCAGAGGCTGAAAGCGTGACGAT